TAAATATTATGGTTTTGCTATTGTTAAAATAAATTGATATGAGTAAACCAAGTAAATATACAGTTCAAGCAATGCAATCAATGGATAGAAAATTGAAGCATCAAAGAAAACAACTTGACACCTTCCAAAAAGAGAACGAAGAGTTGAGGGAGGAATTAAAAGATAATATCGAATGGAGTCAAACAGTAGTTGATAGGTTTAATGTTTACAAAGAAGAAAACACCAAGCTAAAAGAATCTTTAAAAGATATTAGAAGCCAATTATTTGATTCTAAAAATTGTGAAACAATATTAACCAAATCAATAGACGCATTATTAAAAGATTAAAATTAATTAAGGCACTAATAAAGTATTTGTTTTACTACTGCAGGAAGTAGACTAAAACATTGTAAATCAGTAATTTAAAAAATTATGAAAAATAAAGATTTAGTAGAAATAATTTTGGCTATTATAATAGTATTACTATTTTCGTGGATATTCTACGAAGTAGGTTATTTACAAGGAGAAAAAGACTCTATAGAGTGGACCTATGAAAAGCTAGAACAGTATAGAAATAATAATTAATCAATATATAAAAATGGAAAATTTAACGCTAAAAGTAACAACAGCTGAAGGAGATTTAATCCTTAGAGCTTTACAGGAATTACCTCACAAAATTAGTAACGCTTTAATATCTAAATTAATGCAGCAAGGAAACGAACAATTAAAACCAGAGGCTGTAGTTCAAAAACTAGAACCTGTTACAGAAACAAAAGATAGTCAAGAAGTAGAAAAGCAATAAAAACTTCTAAACTAAACTAAGCCTGTACTAATACTACAGGCTTTTTTAATTTTAATTTATTACATTTACTTTATGGAATTACAATATAAAATAATTTTAACCTGGTTAACATTTGCTTCTATAGCAGGAATTTTAGAAGCTTTCTATTTCAATAAGAACCACGAAAAGAAAAAGTTTAAAGGATATTCTGTTAAAACAATTATAACAGGATTTAGAACCTTAATTTCTATTCCTTTGTGTTTAATTGTCTGGCTTAAAGTAGGATTTCTAGAGAGCCTTTTAATGGGTTTTATTTTTCTATTCTCTTTTCCGTTTTTACATGATGGATTTTACTACACAACTAGAGAGATATTAAAAAAAGGAAATTATCCAAAATATTTTATAGACCAGAGCGACCTAACAGACTCTAGGTTTTCTTTTAATTTTACAGTTAGAACTATTTTCTTAATAATAGCTCTTTTAATATTTCCTTACTAATGAAAAAGAAAGTAATATTAATAGGAGCTGATTTTGGAATGAATACAGGAACTTTTCTAGATAATCCGAAAACTAAAGTTTTAATAGTTTTAGCTGGTGGTGCTGGAAAATCATGTTCCGCAAAAGATATTTCTAAATTTGAAGGAAGCTGTAATAATGATATTAAAAACGAAGAAAAAAAAATTCTAGTTCAAAACTATAATACTTCTTTTATTGATAATGTTAATACAACAGTAAGGAAAGAAAGGAAAAACAACAGAAAGAAAAAAAACAGAAAAAAGAAAGGAAAGAAAACACATTAAAAAAATGAAGAAACCCAGAAGCAGAAGAAAAAGAAAAGTTTTATATTTCAATAGTTTAAACTATAGCTGGAGAGATATGTATATAACTCACTTTAGAAAATTAAATAAACGCTATCCTAATAGAAAAGAATTATAATGGACCAGGAACAAACAATAGAAGAAGTTATAGAGAGCTTTACAGACGTTAGACAGAAATATTTTTCCGAGTATTACGTAGCAACATTAAACGGAGCAGAAGCAGCAAGGCAAGCAGGATATAGTATTAAGGGAGCTAAAGAACAGGCTTCTTTATTGTTAACTTATACTAACGTAGCAGCCTATATAGCCCATTTAAAGGCTGAACGCTCTAAAAAGATAGGAGTTAGCGCAGAAGAGATTTTAGAACAGTTAAACACGTTTAGAAAGGCTAATATTAATGACTATGTAGAAATAGTTAAAAGTACTTACGTAAACGACAAAGGAAAAGAAGTTCCTTGTAAAAAGTTAGAATTTAAAGCTTTCGAGGACTTAACAGAAGAGCAAAAAAGCTGTATAGAGTCCGTAAAAATGGGAGCGCATGGTATAGAGTTAAAACTTCATGGGAAGGACTGGACAATAGAAAAGATTAATAAACATATAGATTTTTACGAGAAGGACAACAAGAAAACTTTAGACATTAATAAACCTTTTTCTATTCTTTTTTCTGAAGACGAAACAAACGACTAAAAAAATAATTATGAATTTTACATTTTCTCAATGGCTAAAAATATACGAATCTTCGAATCATTTAAGTAGCGCTTTAAATATTGAAATTGAAAAATCTGTAGAAATAACTATAGAAGCAATATCTGGATTTGAGAATACACCCTAAATATAAACCGCTTTTCGACTTATTCGCTGGAAAGTTGCCAGAAGTCCATACTTGCGTAATAGTTGGAGGTCGAGAGAGTGGAAAAACTTTTACTGTAGGACTGGCTGCAGGGGACGGTTTAATAAACCACCACCATAGAATGCTCTATACGCGTTATACAATGAAAAGCGCAGGAAAGTCTATTATTCCAGCCTTTAATAATAGGCTCGCTTTAATGGGTTATGATAGATTCGCAAAGATTAATAAAGAAAGCATAGAGTCTACTGTAGGAATTGGAAAGGTAGACTTCGCAGGAATTAAAACAAGTTCTGGAAACCAGACAGCAAATTTAAAATCATTAGAAGACTATTCTGTTTTGATAGCGGACGAGTTCGAGGAGTGGACCAATGAGGACGAATTCGACTCTATAGAGCTTTCTTTAAGAGCAAAGGACGTTAGCCCTTTTACGGTTATTGTAATGAATCCTACAGACGTTTCTCATTTTGCTTATAAAAAATTCTTTGAACCAAACAAAATTCCGAACGAGTTTTGCGGAATTGTAGACGGTGTTCTATATATCTGGTCCTGCTATTTAGATATAGGAAAAAAGAACGTAGCTAAAAAGAACTGGATTAAATTCGAAAAAGCTAGACTTATCTACGAAAAAGTAGAGGAAATTAATATAGAGGAAAGGGAAAGCCAATGCAGCAAGTCAGACCTAAAGCAATGGAAATTTTATAAATATAAAGTCTTAGGACATTGGAATAGTCAAGTAGATAACCTTTGCATAGATGAATATAAAACTTTTAAAGACTTTCCTGCAAAAGAACCAGATTACCACCTATACGGAATGGATTTTGGAATGTCTCCAGACCCTACAGTTATAGGAGAGACTAGAGTCTATGGTAATAAAGTCTATTGTAAAGAACATGTTTATAAAAACAACTTAACAAACAAGAAAATAGCAGCTGCTTATTTCAATCTAGAACCAGAAGGAGAAAACTATGTAGTAGCAGATAGCGCTGGAAAAAATCAAATAGCAGAGCTTTCTATTTTAGGAGTTCCTATTATTCCATGCAAAAAAGGTCCAGATAGTATTAAAGCAGGAATACAGAAGCTTAACTCTATGGAGCTTTTCGTACATGAAGACAGCGAAAACGCTATTAAAGAATTTGACAATTACCATTATATTCTAGTCGTAAACAACAAAGGAGAAACAAAAGTAGTTCCTGTAGATAATTACAACCATTTTATAGACCAGCTTCGCTATACTGTTACTATTTACAGAACAGAAGGAGAGGAGGACCAGGAAGACGAATAAAATACATACTATTGCTTTTTATGTATAGGGTATTATTAAAAACATTATTTTTGAAACAAATATTTTTCATTTAACGCAAATTATGGAGTTTAAATTTAGTATAAATAGAGCAGCTAAAGGTTCTGAACACGTACAAAAAACAACAATATCCTCTGAAATATTAAGTAAAATAAACGACTTTCTTAACTATAAGACTTCAGATTTTGGAAATACTCTAAAATTTGTTTCTAGTTACGAAACCAATCCTTTAGTTTTTACTGTAGTAAATAAAATAGCTACCAATGCTGCAACACTACCAAAAAAAGTAGTGAACAGCGAAGAAGAAGAAGTTTCTAATTCTAAAATAGAAGTTATACTAGATAACCCTAACAACTATCAAAACAGAATCGAGTTCGAGCAGGAGGTAATAGAGTTTTTAGCTTTATCTGGAAATTCTTTTATTAGAGTAATTAAAGGAATTGGAGCTGGTTATACTTTGGAGGTCCTAGAGTCTCAAAATACAAAGATTTTAATAGATAAATTTGGAGGTTTAGCTGGATATAGATATACTAATAATGTAGGTAAAATTACAGACTACCCACTAGAAGAAGTTATCCATATTAAATTAGCAAGCTCTTTAACAGGTACTGAAGAGAATAAATATTGGGGACTAACTCCTTTAAAATCTCTTTGGAAAGTTGTCCAGGCTTCGGACGACTTATTAACTGCTAGAGGTGTTATCTGGAAAAATAAAGGGACTATAGGAATAGTTACTAATAAGTCTGAAGTTCCAATGCTACCGAAAGAAAGGAAAAGAGTCCAGGAACAGTTCAACCATGATACAGGAGGCGCGCACAAAGCAAACAGAATGCACGTTTCGCCTAATAATTTAGGTTTTATTCAAACAGGAATGAGTCCTTCCGATTTAAAACTTTTAGAAGGTAATGTAGATAATTTAAGAATTATTTCTGGAGCTTACAAATTACCTAGCGTACTCTGTAACGACAACGATAACTCTACTTATAATAATATGCTAGAAAGCAAAATAGACGCTTATTTAGACGCTTATATACCAATAGCTAACAAAGTAGACCAGAAGCTTAGTAAAGAGCTTTCTAAACTGTTGAAAGTAGATGAAAAAATAATAGTAGATATTACTAGAATAGAGGTTTTAAAATCTACTACTAACGAAGTAGCAAACAGACTAAACAACCTTCCTACAAATGTAGCATCGCGTGTAATGGAAACTTTAACACTAGACGAAGCTAGAAATATAATTGGACTAGAATCTACCGAAAATGGAAACACTCTACTAGGGGGTTCTAATAATAAAAACTCTAAAGATGAAAACGAAAATAAATAAAGAAGCTATAGAGAAACTAAAAGCTGAAAAAGCTAAAAAGTTAAACGACAAAAAGCTAATAAAAAAATAGCCATGAACGAAGAACTAAAAGCAATTTTAAAAGACAAATCTGCAGCTAAAGAAATGAAAAAGATTTCTATTAAATTAGCAGATAATGCAGTAACTATTTTAAAAAATTCTAAAGCTAATAAAGAGAATAAAGCACAAGCTAAAGCAGAAACTGTAGAGGACGTTTTAAATAAAACTTTCTTAGCTAATACATACAACTATATAGATAGCCATGGAGACATTCATGTAAAAGGCTGCTTTACTAAGTCCATTAATGAGAGAGCAGACAAGGTTTTCCACTTAACAGACCATAAATTCCAGGTAAATTCTAAAGTAGGAGAGCCTACTAATTTAGAGGAAAAGGAAATAACATGGAAAGAAGCTGGTCTAGATATTCCTGGAACTACTACAGCTTTAGTTATGGCTTCAGATATTTACAAAGCTTATAACGCAAGCGTTTTTACTCAGTACAAAAACGGAAAAGTTAACCAGCATTCTATAGGATTTTACTATGTTAAATTAGATTTAGCAATTAACAACCCAGAAGAAAAAGAAGAGTTTAAAGTTTGGAACGAATTCTATAGCTCTTTAGGGAATCCAGAATTAGCAGACGAAAAAGGTTTCTTTTGGGTTTGTAGAGAAGGAAAGCTCCTGGAGGTTTCTAGCGTTTTAGCTGGCTCTAATGATTTAACAGGAATGTTAGACCAAAAAGTAGCAGAACCTGCAGACGAATTAGTTATAGAAGACCATAAAGAAGAAAAAAATAATACTAAGTCTAGCATTAGCTTATATTATTAACTATTTTTGAATCCACCGCTAGCCGATTTTATCACTAGCAAAAATTAAATAAACATTTAGCCGAGTATAAAACTCACTAGATTAACTGAAAAAAAAGGCAATAAAGCCGAAACAAAATTTAAAAAGTAAAAGAATGAAAACATTAATTGCATTTTTAGCTGCTAAAGGAATCTCTAACGAAGCATTCGAAGCTAAAACAAAAGAAGAACAATTAGTTCTGTTAAAAGAGCATAACGCGGAAAACGAAGCTGTTATTAAAGCAATCGAAGACAACGTAGACTCTAAGGTTTCTAAAACAGAGTTAGAAGCTTTAAAAGCAGAGTTAAAAACTACTCATGATAGAGAAATGAAAGCTCTAAACGAGGTTAATTCTGAACAAGGAAAAGCTATTAAGTCTTTATTAGACAAATTAACAGCTGGACCTTCTGCTTCTGAAATTAACGAGGTTAATAAATTTATCGAAGACAACGCTGCTAAGATTAAAGAAATCAAAGCTACAGGTTCTGGTATTATTGAGTTCGAGACTAAAGGAATGGGAACAGACCTATTAAGTGTTCCAGTTCCAGCTCCATTAGACGCTGCTATGGTTCAAGCTCCTACGCAGCCTGTTAGAATGAAGCAGACATTTTTAGACAGTTTAGTTACAAACTTTAACACTAACCAGGCGAGCTACGCTTATATGGAGTCAATAGCAGGAGCTGGAGACATGGAAAAGGTTTTAGAGAAAGGAACTAAGCCAGAGTTAACTTTAACAATGGAAACTAGATACGCTAGCCCTTGTAAAGTTGCTGGACATGTTTGTTTAACAGAAGAGTCTGTAGACGATATTCCAGGACTACAGTCTATTGCTAGAGGTTACTTAAAGGACAAGCACGACATTAAAAAACAAAGGTTAATCTTAACAGACCCTACTTTTGGTTTAATTCCAACTGCTAGAACTTTTGTTGCTGGTGCAATGGCTGGGAAAGTAGATACTCCTAACATGATGGACGTTGTAAACGCTGTTATTACAGACGTTTATACTACTCACAATTTCCAGGACGAAATTCCTTACATGGCTAATGTTGTTTTTGTTAACCCTGTAGACTTTTTTGTAGAGTTTGTAGCTGCAAAGGATGGGAACGGTTTACCTCTTTATCCTATGGCTTCTTTATTTAATAGAGTAGTAGTTGGTGGAGTAGTAATTGTTCCAACTGAAGAAATTACTGCAGGAGACGTTTTTGTAGGAGACGTTTCTAAAATGTGGGTTTCTAACTATAAAGGCTTTACTGTTAGAATTGGATGGATTAACGACCAATTTATAACAAACGAGTTCACAATGGTAGGAGAGTCTAGATTCCACGCTTTCGTTAGAGAGTTAGACAAAAACTCTTTAGTTTATGATAACATTGCGACTATTAAAGCTGCTATAGCAGTATAATAAATAACCAATTAAAGAGGGCTAGCTGGTCTAGCCCTCTTTATTAATACTTTTTACAATGAATATAGAAGTAAAAGTCGAAAAACAATTCGGAGAGCATAAAAAAGGTAAAACTTTAAAAATGCACAAATCTACAGCCGAATCTCTAGTTAAAAAAGGTTTAGTTTCCTATCCAGAATCTACTGCTAAAGCATTAGAGACTACTGAAAAAGAAACTAACAAAGCTGTAAAAGAAGCTATAACTAAAGCAGCTGCAGAAGAGAAAGCTGCAGAAGAAGCTAAAGCTAAAAAGAAAGCTGAAGCTAAAGCTAAACTAGACAAAGAGCTAAAAGAAGCTGGAGAGGCGGACAAAAAAGCTTTAAAAGCTAGAGAAGTAGAGGCTACAGAAAGAGCTAAAAATGTAGAAATACAAAAAGCTTTAGCTATAGAAAAACAAAAAGGTAAAAAATAATAGATTTATATTATGTCAATAGTTAAACCAGTAGATTTTACATTAGGCGCTTACTATATACCAAAGAACGAAAACCAGGAGACCAGTTTGCAGTTCTATATAGATGAAGTAGAAAATGAATATTTACCAAAATTATTAGGAGTTGAACTTTACGACCTTTTTATAGCTGATTTAGACGCGCAAGGCGAGCCTCAAACAGCAAGATTTACAGAGATTTTCGAAAGCTTTTCGAAGCAGGAGTTAATAGGCTGTATAGGTAAAAGAGGCGCTATTTTATATAGTGGTGGAATTAAACAAATGATATTAGGTTTGACCTATTTCTTATCTATGCGAGACAGAATTTCTAGAATACATACTACAGGAATTAAAATTACTGACGGTATGAACTCAGAGAACGTGAATGGAATTAAACACGACTTGAACGCTAGATATAATAAAGGAATAGAGACATATAAAGCTATTCAATATTTTATCGTAGAAATTAACAAATGCGCTGACTATCCAGAGTTTGCAGGCGAAGATTTACCTTTTAATCACATGTTTTAAAATGGACAATTTAGTAGATATAGTTAGAACTATAATAGATAAACTTCCTAGAGAATTAAAAATAATTAATGTAGTTGATTCTACGCTTTTTGTTTGCGAGACTACAGGATGGCTAACTATTGGAAAAGTAATTTCTATAAATGCTTTAGAGTACAAAATTAACAGTATAGAAAATAATATTAGCTTAACAGTAGAACCTTTTAACCATTCTACACCAGTAGCTTTAGATACTACTGAAGTTATACAGCACGAAATAACTTATTTTCATGGAAAACCCTCTTCTGTTAATAACGAATATAGCTTAAAGGATGAATACACAAGAAACAAAACTCCTTTTTCGTGGGTTTATGAGAATTACGAATATACAGGAGAAGATACAGAAAGCGCTTTCGCTGCAGAATTTAATGGAATTAGGATTTTCTTTTTAGATTGGACAAAGGTCCAGGAGTGGAATAATGACGAACATAATAAATATGTTATTAAACCGATGGAAAACCTAGCTAAAATGGTAGTAGCTTATATTAAAGAAGATTATTCTTTTAGAAGACCCGAAAATTATCGAATTAAACCTCATACCAGGTTTGGAGTAGATAGAACTAACAAAGGAGACGACAAAAAAATAATTAACGAAGATTTAAGTGGTGTAGAGTTAAACATAAGCTTACAATTATATAATTTAGACTTTTGTAAGTGTTAAGAAAAATTAATTAATTAATAACCAGATAGTTAAAACCTATCTAAAAAATAAAAAAAAATGAGTGAAATAATTTGTGAATGTGATAACCCAAGTTTTGGACATGTTGGTAGACCAAACTGCGCTATTATTCAAAAAACTTTAGCTTTCCCTATTTTCCAACCGAGATATAGAGCTAATGGAACTAGAAACTTTTTACCAACTAATGCAGCTGGTTTAGTTGCTTATAATGCAGAATACGGAACTTCTTTTACTACCTTACAGGAAGTAATAGACTCTTTAGTAACTGCTACAGACCCTTTAGACAGAATTTACCCTGGATTAAGAGTAGAAAATGCTACTTTTCCTAGAACAGATACTGTTTATGAAACTGCGCCTTCTGGACGTAAGATTAAAATAGACGGAGTAGGCGGAATTAGGAGCTGGTTAATGGAGTTATGGGGTTCTGACGCTGCTCATGGTGTTTTAAGAGCTTATAAAAAGTTTGGTTGTTCGGATTTAGATGTTTACTATGTAGATGTAGCTGGTAACATTTGGGGTATTATGGACGACTCTACTAGTGGAACTATGAGAGGCTACGAAATGGACACAGAGAGCTTCGATGCTTTTCTACAGTATGCTACAGATACTACTTCGCAGAAAATCAATTTAGCATGGGATTTAGACGCGTTAGAGTGTGAAGAAAAAGCGTGGGTAATGACAGCTGGAGAGTATGGAAAAAAGTTTACAGATATTCGTCCATTAATACAAGGAGACTCTTCTGCAGATAACACTACTACAGAAATTATAGAGGCTAAAATTTGGGCTGGATTTGGAACTTCTGGAAACAAAACGGACATAGTAGGTTTAACTACTGCTTCTTTTATTGTTAAAGATTCTACTGGAACAGTTTTTCCTCATGCTGCAGCTACTACTTATGTAGAGGACGCTAACGGTTTTGGAACTTATACTATAACAATGGACGCTGCAATGGCTTCTGGAGATTGGACTGTAGAAACTAATGCACCTGGTTACGATGTGCCTGTAGCTAGTTTTGCTGTATAATGGCAGCGAGCAAAGCTAGAGAAGGTTATGTTTTCGCTAGTAAAAAAGAATTTAAGCTTAGTTGGTTCAAGAACGTAACTCTAGAACATGCAATTAAAGTTAATTCTAATATTAGCGAAAGCTCAATTAAAAAGGTTTGGAAAATAGCAAACGGTTTAACAAAACCTAACTATTTAAAAGACTAAAATCATGGAAAGGCTAGACTTAAAACTCTAGCCTTTTTTTTATAACTTTACAGCATGAACTACAGGAAAAAAGAATGTTTACCAATAATAAAACTACCAGAAGTTTTAATAGATGAGAATAGAGGAAAAGTCTGTTCTAAATGCTGTTCTAACCAGGTTGTTATAGCTAGCTCTCTAAGTAATGATACTTTTAAAAATGATGTTACAGGAGTTTACATTAAAAAAGGAATAGAAACAGATACTGCAGCCTTCAGTCTAGAGGACTGTAAAGGAAATATTATTCCAAATTTAGGAGAGGACGCTGTTTTCCCTAATGATAATTTAGCAGTAGGTTATATTTTTGACTGGAAACAAATCCTTTTAGCTCATGGAACAGGAACTTACATTATAAAAGTAGAGTTTACTATTGCAGGAATTGCAGGAGGCTATACTTTTAGAGTTTTAGAATTAAAGGAATACAGCCTGCAGAGTGTTAAAAATTCTGTTAGGATTTACTCAAAATTCAACTCTTATTTCCAAAAAGATAATATAGATTTTACAGACTCAAATTTTAAAGACTCTGTTAGATTTAATGGATTTTTCGGAAATAGAGAGCCAGGAACAGAGATTAACAACTTAATAGATAAAGGTCGAAAAGTTGTAAAAGTAACTAGAGAAAATGTAAATAAATACGTTTTAAGAACAGACCCTATAGAGATTTGCATGTCTAAACAATTAATAGACTTTCATTTTTTAAACGAGGATTCTATTCTAATTTCGGACCATAACAGATACAACCATGATTTCCAGATATTCGACAAAGAAGTAGCTATTACTGAAGAGCCTAAAATAGAATACATAGAAAGCGACAGGAGAGCGAAAATTTCTGCTACATTTGGAGACAGAAAACTAGAAGACAAATCTTATTATAGATAATTTAAAATAAAAAAAATGCCACCATTCACTACAGACGATTTTAAGCTAGAAATTATAGACCAAGCTTTAGTTATTACTAATGTAACTAAAGGGTTTATAGAGAGCGAGCACCCTAAAAGAGATATGTTTTTCAATGCTGAAGAACTGAGAGAAGGAAATATAGCAATTTACGACACTAACGGAACAGCAAAAAGAAACAGCGAAGTCTTTAAAGCTCCTTTAGCTAATGTAGTAGATGGTCTAGACGTAGTTTTTACAGACGCTTCTTTTAGAGGGTTCTGTAGGTTAAACATGGGTTTTAATGCAGCTTCGGGAGGTAGCGGAGCAGACCTGGAAACGGTTTTAGGTATTGGAAACACTACAGGAGGTAAAGATATATTAATAACAGATAACAGCATTATTAAGAGCTCTTACGGACCAGGAGGACGAATTATTCTGGAAAGCAATATAGAAGACCCTGCTTTCCAAAGGTTTAATATTCCTTTTGTTGCTCAGATTTTAGAAGGAAGGCTTTCTACTATTATTCCAGGCTCTACAATGTGCTATGTAATGAACGGAAACCAGATTTTCTCCTTTCCAATAGGTCAAGAAATAGAAGTAACAGGAACTACTGGAGGAGTTAACGATGGAACATTTATTGTAACTGCAGTTCAAAATACAGGAGGTTTCGGAGGAACTACAGAAATACAATGGGCTGGTATTAATTCAGATATTAATACTATTTCTAACGGATTTTTAGGTAGAACTACAGTTCCTGGGGAAGCCTGGAGCATGGGAAGCAATAGCTTATACATGTTTGAAAGTCAAGCAGACCCTTCTGTAAACTACATTCATTCTGATAGATATTTATATATGTCTGCTCCAGATTTTCTAGCCTTTAATACTGGCTTAAATGCTACAGGAGACCAGTCTGGATTATTTGTCGATAACGACCAAGGCTTTACTGTTGGACTATATACTACAGTCTCTAGTCCAGTAGATTTGAGGGGCTCTATTGAGATTATTAAAAACAATTTAAGCCCACATTCTACAAACTATTTCGGAAGGGACTCTTTGCCTGTTGCTATAGCTTCAAATAGTTGTACCTTTGAAACAGGAGTAATTAACTCTGCAGCTGTTGCTGTTTTTGGCGCAAAAATTAAAACTAACGAATCTTTATATTTAAACAGAATAGCGTTTAATAAAGGCTCGGATTTCGAAACCAGAATAGAATACACTCCAACGACATTAGTAGACAAAGTTCAAACTCTACAAGATAAAACAGGAATTGTAGCTTTAACTTCAGACATTTCGCAAAGTCAAGGCTTTACAATACAGGGAATAATTACTAATCCGACTTTAAATGCTAACGTAGACAACTGGAATCCTTCTGGATATTCACAAACTACAGATATAATTAGAGTTGATATTAACGCAAATAATAGAGAAATTAGAGGTTTAATATCTCCTAATCCTGGAATTAATAGAATAGTAGGAATAACGAACATAAATTTAACTGGAAATGATATTAGATTTATAAACAATGCAGCAACAAGTTTAGCTCCTAATAGATTTTTGCTTAGGGACAACACTCAGAAATCTATAAAACCAAATGAAACAGCTTTATTCTGGTACGACCATACTAGCCAAAGGTGGAGACCATACAATAGAATAGGATAAAAAAATAAATAATAATAATTATGTCAAGAAATTTTTATATAGAGCAGGAAGAGGAAATTCCAGCTATTGTTTTTGAATTAGAAGCGCCTTCTGGATTTATTCCTTTAACTGATTCTGAAAAAATAAAAGAGCTTATTAGTAAGCAGTACTCAAAAAGAGAAATAGACGGTAGAGAGTATTTTAATTCTATAAGGGTTAAATTAGTTACAGATTACTCTGAAGGAATAATTTCTTTAAATGAAATATTTCATATAGAAGAAAAAATAGAGCCTGTAACTTTAAAAATAATATTAGGCGACTGGATGACAGCTTCCTATATACTTTCTAATACAACTGTAGACAGTATTTTTAACCAAGATTTTAAAAATGAATTAGTTAACTATATTAATGATTATATATTAAATAATTATTAAAAAATAAATGAAACCTTACAAACATCTAGAAAACGAAAAGTTAAAAGAGTTATTAATAAGTAACGCTGCAGCAATTAACTCTCCTACATGGGTTTTACTTCTAATAGAAGAGGCTTTTAATAATTCTTTATGGAATCCAGTCTTAGATTTTGACGGTTGTACTTTAGTACAGGACGTTTTACACCCTTCGCCAGCCTGTTTTATACACGACTTTCTCTGGAGGTGCGGATATGGAGGTCCAATTTCAGACGAAATAGTTTTTGATATTTGGATTTTAGAAGGCTTAAATGTTAGGAAGGCTAGGAGGCGCTGGTTAGGGGTTCGTTGCGCCTGGATTATGTTCTACAAGTGGAGAAATTTACTAGTTTCTAATAGGGTTAAAATAGAAACTTCTGTAGGTTTAGTTTCCTATATAGCTTACAAACTAAAATAATTTATAACTTAGCAACTTAATAATAAAATGTTAAAAATGTCTCAAAAAAGCCAGATTTTACTAGATACGACAAAAGTAGCAGGCGCTGCAATAGGAGCAACAGCAATTAAATTAGCAGACGTAAATACAGCACTAACTACCGTTTCTATACTTCTAGCAATAGCTTACACTACCTATAAATGGTTAAAAGAGTCTAAGAAATGAAAAAGCACTTAACAGATATTTCTAAAATATTAGGTTCTATAGTTGGAATTTTTGTTGCTTTGTGGTTCTTTGGAGAGCCTTTTCTAGAGGACTATGTTAATAAAAGAATAGATATTAGAATAACCTCTCCAGAGACGTTAGAGAAGGCTTTAAAAAGTCCTTACATGCTAGACTATCAAATTAACCAAAAAAACGCGTGGAGAGACTCGGAGCTGCATAAAGAGAACAGTAAAATAAAATTTAGCGCTGCTTTAGTACATAAAACAGGAATGAATAAGGAAGCTTTAATAGATTCTTTAGCAGGAATAATTAAAAGCAATCCTACTAAAAGCTACATAACTAGCGAAGAGTGTATTTTTAACTCTAAGAAATACGGACGCGCCAGGAATAGTATTTTAAGACATTAAAGAAATGAGTAATAAAAGATTTTATAGCAGGAGGTTATTATTAATAGCTTTAGTAGTAAAAGGAGTTACAGGAGTAGTAGGTGCTTCTTTAATATTAACGGAAAATCATCCTTATATCTCTCTAGCTGTTCTTTCTTTAGGTGCTGGAGTTAATGAGTTTTTATTATTTGTAGAGAAAGAAAAAAATAGAATAGTATAAATACTTAAATTAGTAGAAAATTTATTGGAACTTTCGCTTAACTGTAGAAAGTTCTTTTTTTTTGATTATGTTTTTAGATAATGTTATAAAAATTTTAGACAATGCTGTAGCTCTAGACGTTGGTTTGTCTTTTGATTTTGGGTTAAACTCTGAGATTTCAAACAAAATTATAGAGCTTAATACTATTGGACAACTTTACGAGCAGGGAGTAGACTCTAAAGACAATTCTTTAGGTCTTTATTCTGACTTCACAATAGAAACAAAGATTTTTAAAAATGAAAGGTTCGACCATGTAACCCTAAAAGATACTGGAAGCTTTTACAATAGTTTTAAAGTAACTTCTGACAGGGGAGAAATAACCATAACTGCTAATGATGTTGCAGACTACGACATACCACTAACTGCTAAATATGGAAAAGATATTATAGGACTAACGGACGAAAGTCTGCAGATAATTATAGAAATGATTAGACCCAGGATTATTCAATACGTACATTTAAAACTTTGCGCTTAATGTATTATTTAGATATAGATATTCCTTTATATAACTGGTTAAAAATACAGTCTGGAGACCTGGAATTTTCCAGAACAGAATTAGAAAATGGAACTAAAGAAAAGGACCTGGAAAGCGTAGATTCTATTAAAGAATCTTACTATAAAGAGTTTGGAATAAGTAACGAATATATTAGAATATTAGAGCTTTATAAAGATATTGCAGAAGCTAAATTAGACTGGATAATAGAGAATAACGATTTTATTTTAAACAGGATTAGACATTTAGAAGCAGAATTAAAAGACATTTTAGAGCGTCCTGTAGAAGGAGATGTAGAAACTACTCTAATTCATTTGTCTAAATGGATAGGCTACAGAATAGACAAAAAAGAAACTACAGTTAGAGAGTTTTATAAAATGGTTAAACTTTATACTGCAGAAGCAGAAGCTAGAAAAAAAATAGATAAGGATGGCAAAAACTAGAATAAGCAAGAACGAAATATCAGAAAAGGATATTTTCGGAAATATCCAGGAAAGCGCGAAGTCTGCAAAAGCGGAGGTTTTATTATTAGAAACTACTTTAAAAACAGTAGTAGAAACTGCTAAAAGGGTTAAATCTGGAGCAGCAACTGGAACTCCTAAAGATAATTCTAGCATAAAGGAAAGAAACGAATTACTGGCTAAATCTAATTCTTTAGCAAATGCTAAAGTAGGTGTAGAAAAGAAGCTACAGAAGGCTAGACTAGACGCTATTAGGCTAGAAAAACAAAGAGAAAAAGCTTTTGATAGATTCGAGAAGAAAAGACAAAAAGAAATAAAAGATACTATTAGAAGTAGAAAAGCAATTATAGACGAAGCAAACGCTTTTAAAACTTTATCTAGTCAAGTTAATAGCGCGCAAGCTCGATTTAAACGTCTAGCTGCTCAATATGGAGAAAACGACAAAAGAGCTATTAAAGCTTTAGCTACATTTAGAAAACTAGATAATAGATTAAGGTCCATAAATAAAACAGCTAGAGACGGACGAAGAGACGTAGGACGCTATGGTTTAGCCCTTCAAGGAGTAGGAAGTTCTTTAAAAACTCTATTAATAGGTGGAGGAATAGCTACTGTAATTTTTGGAGTAGCTAGAGCTTTTGGAAACGCTTTTGAAAGGGTTAGAGAGTTCGATAAGGAAATGCAAAATTTAGCAGGTATTTCTGGAATTGCTAGAAAAAATTTAGGAGGTGTAGAAAAAGCTATCAAAAGAGTTGCTGGGGGTTCTACCAGGACCTCTAACGAAGTCGCAAAACTTGCTACTACATTATTCGCTTTAGGTAAAACTGAGAGCGAAGTAAAGAAATTATTAAAGCCTACTAACGACCTATCTATAGCATTAGGCGCTACTTCAGATGAAGCAGGAGAGCTACTTGTTTCTACTTTAAATGCTTTTGGAAAAAGCGCAAACGAAGGAGAGAGATTTGCAGACATTATAGCAAAAATAAGAACCTCTACTTCTTTAGATTTTGAGAGAATAAAAGACGCTTTAGGTTTTGTAGCTCCAACAGCTAACGCTTTAAACCTTTCCTTAGAGGAAACAGGAGCTTTAATTGGTGTTTTACAGGATAACGGAATAAAATCTGCTAGAGCTGGTAGACTTTTGAGTAGTTCTTTTATTAAGATAGCGAAAGAAGGAAAGACTCTAGAAGGTTCTTTAGATAGAATTAACGCTGCGCAGGAAAGAGGAGCTACAGGAGCAGAGCTTTTGAGAATTGCAGAAAAAGATTTCGGTGTTCAATCTGCAGCTCTAGGTTTAGTTTTAGCCAACAATAGAGACAGGACTGCAGAACTTACTGCAGAATTTGAAAACCTTTCAGAAGGAGCATTAGAGAAGCTTACACAGGAGCAGCTTAAATCTATGGACGCGCAGTTAAAGATTTTAGATTCTACATGGGAAAAGTTTATTCTTTCTTTAGATAGTGGAGACAGCGCTATAGGTAACGCAACAAGAAGTATTACAACTTTTTTAGGCGAAGCTATAACTGGCTTTATGAATTTAGACCTTATTGCAAAAAGTACTTTTAGGGGGCTTATAGACTTTAGAGACGAAGAGCTTTCTAGAACTTTAGACGGTGGCTGGGTAACTGAGACTGGGGTAAATATTAACAAGATAAGAAAAGAATTCGACAAGATACCACTCGAAAAAATAGCAAAAAATGTAGATAAAGTAAGGGAGGGGTGGATTGATTTACTAGGAGAAGACAGAACAGACGCTGCTTTATTATTTACGCAATACATAAGAGAGAGAACAGACGCGGAAAAAGAGCTTTCTCTAGAGACTGAGAAAAACACAGAAATAAATATAGGTAACTCTAAATCTAAAGAAACTAACGCCTCTAAAACAAGAACTCTAACAGGATTAATAGAAAAACAATCTAAAGTAGTAGCAGACTTAAATAGTGAAATTAAGCAAGCCCAAACAGAAGAGTTAATAATAAAATTAAGTTTAGAATTAGACGCTGAAAAAGAAGAGCTTTCTAGACTTAAAAGAATAGTTAGTTCTAGTTTAGAAGAAATTCAAAAAATAGAGCTGGATTTAATAGAAGACACTACAGAAAAAACAATAGAAAAAGAGATAGAAAAAAGTAACAGATTAATTAAGCAAATAGAAACTAATTCTAGAGCAGAAACAGCTGTCAAAGAAAAGCTAATAGCACAAGAAAATAAAAGGTTAGACGGTTTTGTTCAAGAGCAACAAATAAAAGAGCTTAAATCCTCTATAAGGTTCGAGTCAGACCTGGCAAAAGCAAAAGTAGAACAAAGTAGAACAGGATTTAAGACAGAGGAGGACTTCGAAAAAGAGAAAGCAGAACAATTTAAAGCTATTAAAAGAAATCAACTGCAGGCAGAATTAGACCTTTTGCAGTTCTATTCTAGAGAAGAGGATAAATTAAGAGTAGAACAACTTAAGGCAGAATTAGAAGGTCTTAATTCATTCGAAAAGGCTATAGAGTTTAATTATGATATTATAGAGAAAGCTATAAAGTTTACAGAAGCTTTAGTAGTTAAGTCTTTTGATAAGAGAATAGAGCTTTCCGAAAAAGAAGAACAGGCTTATAGAGATAATCTAGACGAATTTAAGCAGGCAGCAAGGGACGGAAATATAACTGCTAAAGAATCTTTAGCAGAAGAACAACAGCTAGCAGAAGAGGCGCAGGTAAAGCAGGAAAAATTAGAACAGAAAAAACAAAATATATTATTAGTTAGCGCTATTTTATCTGCTTTTAATTCTGAGTTAGCAGCTGGAAAAGACGCTGGTCAAGCTTTAGCAGGAGCTATTACTAGTACTACTGTTTTAACTCAATTTGCTTCAGCTCTACCAGCATTTTTAGAAGGGACAGAAAATACTGGCAACCATGGCGAAGGAGTAGACGGAAAAGGAGGTTTCCACGCTATATTGCATCCTAACGAAAGAGTTTTAACTAAAGAGCAAAACGAGAAAATAGGAAATGTTTCTAACGAAGAAGTAGCTGGAATAGTAGAAAACCATAGACTAGGTTATTTAATCGGCTCAGATATGAGCGTAACAGCTGCAGTAGTAGATATGTCTGGACTTGAAAACAGACTAGAATCTATAGAGAAAGCTATAATTAATAAACCAGAAACTAACATAGAGTTAGGAGCAATTACACAAGAAAGCTTTAATATTGTTCAGAGAACTAAAAAAGGAAACAGAATTACTAGTAATAACTTTAAAGTTAAAAGATGATTGAAGCAGTACATTCTATTAATGGAATTGAAATAAAACCTCTAAACGCTAAAGATATTGGTTTTAAATTGGATTTTACAGGAGCAGAAGGTGTTACTGTAGGAGAAATTAATGTAGATAATATAGTTTTAGTTACTGAAGCTAGGAAAATAGTCCTGGACCATATAGAAAGCGGAGCAGGAATATTTCAAGGAATACCATATTCTATTAAGGTCGAAAATGTTGTTTTAGATTATTATATAGACTTAACAGAAAGTCCTAGAATATCTGGAGAAGGAGACGGTTCTATAGAGGTTAAAATTAAAAAGAGAAAGTCTTTTGAATGGTTTAAGACTAACGCGGACGTTTTAAGCTTTGAAGCAGTAAACAGAACAAATCCTATAAATACAGTTCAAACTGAGTACGTAATAGTTAGAGATAACCAAGGAGTTATTATTATAACCTCATTATTAGCCTCTTATACTTTAGTAGTTTCTATAGCAGAGCAAACCAGGTCCTTAATTAAGTCTGTAGGAGATTTAGCAGAAGCTTTCTCTCCTAACTTTGGAGTAGGAGTTGGAGCTACAGGACCTGTTCCAGTAGTTGTTTCTGTTAAACCTGGAGCTGTAGCATGGGCTATAGCAAAAGCTTTAATACAGGCTGCTTTTTTATTGCTTAGTATTTTAGCTTTTATTAATATGGTTAGACAAATAACGCAAATAATTTATCCTAGAGTTAGAGAGTTGAAAGCTGCAACAATGCACCAACTAATAACAAAGGGCTGCGAAAAGTTAGGTTTTGCTTTCCAGTCTTCTATATTAAACTCTTCTAGCGCGCATACTATTTTACCAGTTCCAATAGTTGACACTAAAACAAAAAGTATATTTTTAGAAGCTCTATTACCACCAATACAGCCAGGATATACAAAAGGCTATCCTACAGCAATAGATACAGTTTCTACATTAGGAGCTTTAATTGATGCTGTTCTAGATATGTTTAACGCAAAGTTATTTATAGATGGAAATGTAGTTAGACTGGAAAGAAGGGACAACTGGCAACTAACAAGCTCTAGAAGTTCTAGAAATACTTTAAACCTACAGGATAAAAGAGAAAACCAATGGACCTATAACACAGGGGACACATGGAAAAGGTACTACATGCACTACCAGCTCGATTTTTCAGACATGCATACTACAGACGACTCTAGAGGTACAAAATGCGAATACTCTACAGAGCCTTTAAGCGTTGTTTCTTCAGATTTAGTTAATATTAAAGGACTAGTAGACGTTTCTATTCCTTTTGCTTTTGGTAGTAGAAAAAATAGCTTAACTCCTCCAGAGGAGTTCTGGAAAGCTATTTGTGTTTTAGTAGACAAAGTAGCTGGAGTTTTTGGAGCTAGCGCTAATTTAGCTAGTAAAGTTTCTGGTAGAATTGGAGTTATGCAAATTTCGAACGCTCAATTTAGCACAACAAAACTACTTTATCAAATAGGAAAAAAACAACCTTCTAACTATAAGGATTATTTAAACGCTAATTTTCTTTATTTAAAATACCATAAAATAAACGAAGTAGATATAAATTTGAAAAGAATATATTCTGCAGAAATTCCTTTTTCCTCTAGAGATTTTGAAGCTTTACAAAACAATAACTATATTTACGACAAAGAAGGAAATCTACTAGAAATACTTTCTTTTGATTGGACAAACCAAAGTAAAAAAGCTTTAATAGAATATGCAGAAGCAGCTATAGAGCCTACTAACACTAAAACTATAAAAATACATGGACAATAAATTATTGAAAGATTTAGAAAACATGAATAAAGTTATGGACTCCGCTATAGGTGCAATGGAGAAATCTAGCTCTTACATAAAAGAAATGATTACTCCAGAATTATTAGAAAAAATGACTCCTACACAAATAGAGTTAATTAACAAATCTAAATCAATTCTAGAAATGAAACTAACAGACCCTGCAGAGCTTTTTAAGAAGCAGCAGGAAATAGTAGATTTAATGGAATTATCGAAAGAAGAAACGGAAAAAAAAGTATAAAATGGCAATTAATTTAAGTTCTGAAAAATACGATTTCTCTAATAGTTTGTCGGCTAATGTTGGCGACTGGGTAAAAGGAGAGTTAGAATTCTCTACAACTGTAGAGCATGCAGCAAGCGAAAACAATAAAATGTTTTATAGGGACGCGACAGGAAATGGAGCTGGAGTTTACGAGCTGGAGTGGTCTAGCGGAGACTGGGAAGCAGAAGGTTTCTCACAAGGGGACGAAATAGAAATACAAGTAGTTTTATCTAGATTATGTGGAGCAACTTTTGTTCCTGGAGTAACTACTAAATATATAGCAACAATAGCCTACATAGATAGCGACCCTAAAAAAGTTATTTTAACTGGTCCTTTAGCTTTAGCTCCTGGAGCTTCGACTAATTACCCTGTTATACCTTTTGCTAATTTTGCAACTATAATAGCTTTTCCTGGTTCTTCTGGAATAAGTCCTAGTAATTGCGCTGGAGGGCAGCCTTTAAGGTATGAGTACCAGGAAACCTCTATTAGAAAACTAAATAGACCTGCAGAGATAGAATTCTTTTTTAATTTAGCGCCAAATTCAAGTACAGCGCAGGCTTCAGTAGTTAACGGTCAAGTTAATAGGTTTAAGCATATTTTACCAATAGTAGCAGACTTTAGTAGTAATTCAATGACTCAATTAAATAACCCGTCTGGAGGTTATTTTAAGAACGTAACAATACAACAGATAGAAGACTTAGGAGCTACTACTAAATGGAAAATTAATTACGAGTTTTTACAATGGGGACTAGTAGAGGATGGTTTCGCAGAACCAGATTATTATAACGCTGCAGACTGTTTAGCTCCTATTGGAAATTTAAAAGTTTACGCAAACAGCGGAAATCCTAACGGAATTTTAGAAGCAAACACTTCTAACAATTTAGGAAATACAGGAGGTTTTAACGAGATTTATAATGGAGGACAAAACCCTTTTAGCGTTGTTAGTGTTGAATGGTTTAATTCTTTAGGAGCTTCTATTTCTGCTTTAGATTACTCTGCAGAATCTAGTTTTAAAGCAATAGTAGAGACTGGAGGAACTCAGACTCCTTTACATGGTTATAAATTAGGACTAGCTTATAGACCAGAAGACGCTTCTATTTATAACACTTCTAACTTCTCATTAGGGAATAATTTAATGATTAACGCGCCAGAAAACCTATTTAGACCAGACGGAGTTTTAGACCCTACAGTCTACCCTGGAGAGGCTAGCGTAAACGCTAATAATTCTGGTTTTGATTTTTCAGAAATTAAAATAGACATAGTAGGAACTACTATAGAAATAGAAGGAAAAGTTATTCCAAAAGCAGGAAACCAAGGATATTTTAGCAGTATTCCAGACGGAGGACGAAAAACTTCTATTTGGTTAAGCATATCTACAGACCCTGCTTTTTTGGGAGTAGTACAAACTCCTCATTCTAATAATAAAGTTTCTTTATTGTTGTTTAACGAAGACAATATAGACGCTCCTATAGTTGGAGTTCAAATTCCAGGAATAGTTTCCGAGGAGCTTTTCGACCACGACCTAAACTTAATAACAGACAATTCTGTAGATAACACAACTACAGAAGACGACATTCTTTATAAATCAGAATTTTTACTTCCTACTGGAGTAGTTTACGATGGTATGAGAACTAAAATTTCTGCTTTCAATCCTGTAACTTTAGAAGAGTTTGAACTAGAAAGCAACTATTTAAGCTTTGGAAATGTAGCTATCCAGTCTGGAGTTATGCAAATTAATGAAAGTATAAGTAGGAATTTTAACTTACCACCAACTACAGATAGAAACGAAATTTCCATAAAAAGAAAACCTTCTTTAGATTCTGTAGGTTTTGCTGGTTATGAGCTGAATTATGGATTTTTAAACGATTGGCGCTATTGGCTTTTACAGTCTAATGTAGATAGTTTTTTCTACGACCCTTTAGAGCCAAATAACGGAAGGAATAAAAATTGGCAAAAATTCTATACTGGAGACTGGCTTCTTAGACTTTCTTATTATACAGACCTAGAAGGAATTGAAGACTTTAATAATTATTCTTTTAAAATTAGACCATACGAGGACGACATAGACGTAGTAGAGTCTACGACTTTAACTGTACTTTCTAATGGAACAAACCCTACAGCGTTAGTAGCTAATGAAATAATAGAAATAGAATCTATTTTTACATGGGTTAATATTTTTGCGGATGAATGGGTAGAGTTTACTGTTGAAGACTTCGAAAGTGGTAACAGGTGGGTTATCTCTAGCGTTTTAGACCAGGGAAACATAGCAGCAAACCCTTTAAAACCAACTGCAGGAAATACAAAAATAGAAGTAGCAGGTTCTGGAACTAATGTTTTAACGTGTAAAGCTTTAATAGATACTAGTTTAATCTCTGCTAATAAAGTTTGTTTATCTTACAGAGTCTACAGCTCGCCTAATGATTCTGGAGGCTCTGTTGGTAAAGGAAAGAAGAAAACAGACGGAACTTATAAAAAGAAAACACAAGGACCTATTAAACAGAAAGCTTAATAGCTCTATATTTACAAATAATTTAAAAGCATTTTTTTAAAATGGATGAAATCAACCAATACTTAAACGAAATTTTAACTGTAGATAACGACTCTTTTTTAGATGTCGACCAGTTAATTAGTCCTGGAGTTTATCAGTCTTCAAAATTAAGATTTAGCACCCTTAATAGCTTAATTACTGGAAACAATATTGGAAACTCTAACCAGGTTTCTACAGATAATGTTAGAACTTTTTCCTTAATAGGAGATTTGGAAACGGACCAGTTTGTTTTTAAAAATGATTCTGGATTTAATTCCTTAACAATAAATGGAGCTGGAGACGTTTTTAACAAGGGAGCTTTAAATACTGGAGGAGACACTTTTTTTGGGTTTAATTCTGGTAGAACTTCAAGCGCTGGAAACAATACTGGTTTTGGAGACGGAGCGCTAGAAAATATAACTACAGGAACTAGAGTTACAGCTTTAGGAAAAGACGCTGGAAAAAGAATTGCTAACGGAGGAACTAACTCTACTAGTAGTACTTCTGTTTATCTAGGTTTTGATACTCGAAGCTTTGCAGAAAACCAAAATAACGAAATAGTTATAGGATATTCTGCAGTTAGTAGAGGAAGTAATACAGCTGTTTTCGGAACAGCTGCTACTTTAAACAACTTCTTTTTTGGAGATATGAATATAACCTCGCTTGCTGGAGTTGGGGATAGAAATATAGTTGCAGATTTTACAGGAAAATTAAAAATAGGGGGTTCTTCAGATTTAGTTATTCACGCTGCAAACTTAGCAGCTTTTCCTGGTACTGGAGAAAATAATGTAGTTTATATAGCGGACGACTCAGACTTCATGTATATATGGGACGCGGACCTAAGTATCTATAAAAAGGTAGGTAATGAGGATATTTTCGCAAGCAACGGACAACTAGCAGATGATGTTAGAACGCTTAGTTTGTTACAAGACTCTGCTAGCTCAAATTTAAACTTTTTAAATGCTACAGGAAATAGTATTTTAAAACTAGACGGAGCTAGAAATATATTTGCAGACTCAATTAAAGCTCCTGCAGGACTTATTTATTCTTTAAAAATAAACGAAGACGGATTAATTAGTTCTGCTTTAGACTCTGTAGTAGATACCTATGTGGACGGAGCTAGTTTTAATGACTTAACAAATGTTTTAACTCTAACACATAATTCTTTCGCTCCTAATGTTACTGTAGATTTAAGCTCTCTTTTAGGACCTAGTATTTATACTGATAATGGAATTATTCCTGCAAATACAATAGCAACCCTAACAGATACATTAACTTTCGGAGGAAACGGAACAGTAGCAGTTTCTGGAACAGGCAAATTACAGGCTGGAGTTTGGGAGGCTAAAACTCAGTCTGGACTTGCGACTATGGGCTATATAGGTAGCAGCCTAACTAATTATGGTTTCCTTCAAACTTCAGCAGGATTAACAGCTATAAATGCTGCAGCTAGTGAGACTTTAGACTTCAGAATTGGTAACTCGGTTAAATACCAGGTTGTCTCTAATGAGTTAAGAGGAAATAGTTCTTTAGGAATGAAATTTTCTCTATATAGTGAAACGGGAGGTATAAATCAAAACGGAATAGGATTTCAAGGAAGTTTATTTCAAAACATAGTAGCCTTAAATTCGGTTAATTTCACTTGGGGTTATGGCACGAGTGCCTCTTTAACGAGATTAATGACTTTAACAGGTGCAGGTAATTTAGGTGTTGGAATTATTGCGCCAACTGCTAGACTACATATTAAAGGCGAAGCTTTAGGAAACTCTCTAGTTTTAGAGGACTCTTTAAATAGCTCTTGGTTTACTGCAGACGACTCTAGACACATAGGGCATAATGCTTTACCAAGTGCTTCAATGCAGTACAGATTACAAGGAGACGGTTCTGGGTACGGTTTTAGGGTAGACGGAACTAATAGCTCTGCTCATTATGGCTCAAACGGAGGCGGAAATTTAGCTGCTTTTTATTGTTTCAATTTTAATGCTGCCACTGGTGTTTGGATAGAAGGAAACCCTGCAGCGACAGCTTCAAGGATAGGAGGACGTTTTCACGTTTACGGAACAAATACAGCTAAAAATACAGCTCTATCTTTAAGGGCAGAAGGCGGAGTCGGAGACATGGCTGTAGATATTATTTCTGGAGGTATTTCTATGAGAAGCGGATTTAATTATGGAGCAAACTCTACAGTTACCCAGAAAGGCTCTGACGGAGCTTTAACTTTTACTAATGCTTTATGGAATGGAGCATCTACTGTAGCTAGAAATTTTGATATTCAAGCAATAGCCAGCTCTACAGTAAACGAATTAACAGCTTTAACTTTTAAGTATAACGGAAACGAAGCTCTAATTATAAATAGCGACTTAAACCTTGGTATTTCTGGAGGTTCGGATTTTCAAGACGGAAAAAAAGTTGTTTCTATTCCTAACGCTGGAACTGTTCCAACTACTAACCCTTCTGGAGGTGGTATTCTTTATGTTGAAGCAGGCGCTTTAAAATATAGAGGCTCTTCTGGAACTGTAACTAATATAGCTTTAGCATAATAAAAAAAATAATTACTTTTATAAAAAAATAAACATGTTTAAAGAATATACAATAACAGAAAACGGAAGCAGCAAAGGAAACATTATTAGTCAGCCTTTTAAAATAATGGTCCATGCTATGAATTATTCCAGTAATGAAAATGAAGCTGCAGGAAAATTAACTTTAGGAATTTGTACTCTAAACTCTATAGACTTCACTTGTGAAAATGATGATATTAAAAATGTAGAAACTTTTGCTTTGCCAGGAATGGGAAGCAGTAAAACAGCTGATTTAGCAAACTCTATAGAAGTTTTATTAGAAGAAAAATATCCTGGAAACTGGTCTTAAAATGAAAAATATTAGTAAGCACATAACCAATAACGAAGCTGTTAGAAGTAATATAGCAACTAGAAAGGGAATATATAACAACCCTACACCAGAGCAGAGGGAAGCAATGGTAAATCTAGCTTTAAAAGTTTTCGAGCCTGCTAGAAATCATTTTAAGAAGCCTATTCGAGTTACTTCTTTTTTTAGAAGCCAACAGTTAAATAGATTAATTGGAGGTTCTAGAACTTCGCAGCATTGCAAAGGCGAAGCAATGGACATTAAATCTACAAAGGGTTTTAGCAATAAAGAGCTTTTTTTCTTTATTAAAAATAATCTAGACTTCGACCAGTTAATTTGGGAATTTGGAAACGAAAAGAATCCAGACTGGATTCATGTTTCGTATAAAATGAAGCACCCAAACAGAAAACAAGTAAAAAGAGCTGTTAAGAAAAACGGAGATGTTTTTTATCTACCTTTCGAATCTAAGTAACATGAGAAAGGCTTTAATAATCATTTTAGCACTGTTTTTAAGCTCTTGCAATCCTTTTATCTCTAAAGACCTTAGAAGAAAAAACAAGTGCAACAGAAAGCTCGAAAGGGTTTTAAGGAAATGTCCAGAACTTGTTAAAACTGATACTGTAGAAATAAGAGTAGATACTACTATTTTTTTAGAAGGTGTTAAAGTTGATACTGTAGTAGATTTTCATTTTGATACTCTAGAAATAATTAAGGATAAATTCCACCTAAAGCTAGTAAAATCCTACGACACGCTAATAGTTAATGGAGGCTGTTTGCCAGACACTATTAAAGTTATTAGCTATGTTAAAGTTCCCTTTGAAACCTTTACACCAATAAAGCTAACTCTACTAGATAGAGCAGCTAATTTCCTTTCTGGCTTTTGGTGGATTTTGTTACTAGTAGTTATACTTTACGCGCTTAAAAGATTTCTAAATACACGTTAAGAGTAAATTTATTCTACTAATAATCAAGCAGTTAAGAAATTAGCTGCTTTTTTATTGATTAAAAGTTTTGTAGTTACATTTGTATTTACGTATATTTGTAGAGTCTTAGCAAAGTAGCTAAAATTAAAACAAAAAAAATGAGCAATTTAATTGAAATAACACACGAAGGAGAGTTAACAGAAGAGAATAACAGCGTAATAGTAACTGCAGACTTCGAAGACTATTCTGTTAAAACTTTAGTAGTATCAGAAATACAATTAGACGAAGCTGCAGAGCCAGAATTAGGAATTAAAGACTCTTTTAGACAGGACGGTGTAGAGTTTTTTAGTGTTGAGATTTTAGACGAAATGAGTTTAAAAATGAATTTAGGAGATGCAGAGCTTGTTAGCGTAAAGCAAGAAATAGAAAATTATTTGGAATCACTAGTACAGGCTCTTTAAGAGCTTGTATTTTATTAATTATATAAATACATAAAATGAAAAACGGAATTAACAACGAAGACAGAAAGAATTATTTTAGTAGGTTTAATGGCGAACTATTAGCTAAAATAATTGCTTTCAAAAGTGGAAACAGCGCCTCTAGAAATTACAGAGCTAATTTAGATTTAGATAAAGCTTTTATAAAAAAGCTGAAACAGTTTAAAGCTCAAAACCTAACTAAGACAGACGTAATAGAAGCTAGTATAGTTCAATTTGTTTATGGAGACCAAAGAAAAAACACTCTAACAGCTAAAGGAGCTATTACTATTATTTCTAAAAAGGATTCTATAATCGCAAAAGCTGCAAAAATTGCTATAGAAACAGAAGAGGGTTTAGAGGGTTTTGCAGATTATATTACGGACCAATGCGAAGCAGGAAACAGAACTGTTTTAGAAGATACTCATGGAGTAGATATTATTAACGCAATTTTAAAATAATTAGTTATGGAGGCTGAAGGATTAAAGAAAAATATATACGAAAAACTTTTGTCTATTCAAAAAGAAGTAAATGGACTAAAAAAAGACACTAAAAGCTTTGGTTTTGACTATTTAAGCGGAGACAAACTTCTACGTTTTATAAAGCCTCTAATGGCTAGAGAGGGTTTAATTCTTAAGCAAGAAATAACTTCTATTGAAAATGATAGACAGGACTATAAAACAGGAATAACAGAAAAAAATCCAGGAGGAAAGCAACAGAACGAAATACTTACAAAGGTAATGATGCGCTTTACTTGGATAAACTGCGAAACTGGAGAGAAGGACGAAAATAGTTTTGGAGCTAACGGTCAAAATGGCTGGGACAAAGGAGTAGGTTCTGCTTTAACTTATGCTGAAAGATATTTTATATTAAAATATTTTCACATAGCAACAGACCAGGACGACATAGACCAGCCTGCAAAAATTTTAATGTTAACAGACGACCAGCTACAAATAGCTTTAGGTTCTGGAATTAAAGGAATAGAATCTACAATTAGAAGTTTTACTACTGAGACCCAGAAAATGACAGAAGTACAACAGGAAATTTTAGAGGGTAAACTAAACGAATTAAAACAGGCTTAATTATGAAGGGAGCAAAACAATTTTTTGAAGAGCTTAGAGAAGGCGAAGAGTACCTTTCTCTAATGGCTTCTAGGGAGGTTTATTTCGGAATAGACCACGAATTAAGGGAGCAAATGTATTGCAGTACTATTAGACAGAAAAACAGCAATTTTAAGGAGGACGCGAACCACCAGCAACTAGTTAAAAATGTTAGTAAAGCAAAAAACGCTTTAACAGATTACGAGTATATTATTAACCAAGGAGAAAAAGCAAAAAAATGAAAAATACAGAAGTAGAAATTATAGAAAAAGCAGTAGTAATTAGTCCTTTAGATTTTGGATTAGAGGAAAAAAAAGCAAATGAATTAACTAAAGGTTTAGAAACTATTTTAGCAGAAAGGGAAGCTTTAAAAAATTCCTATGTAGATGTTATAGATTTAGAAATAACAGAAGAGAATTTAAAGGTCTTTAAAGAGCTTAGATTAATGATAGTTAAGAATAGGACGCAAGGCTTAGACATTTGGAAAAAGACTAATAAAGCCTATTTTCTGGCTGCAGGTAATTTTATCCAGGCTATCTATAATAAAGAAGTTTTAGAGAATGAATTAATGGAGGACAAATTAAAGAAAGCTGAAAAATATTTCGAGGACCTGGAGACAAAAAGAATTAAAGACTTACAAAACTCTAGAGCTAAAGAGCTTGAACAGTACGAGCTAGAAAATATAGAACATTTAAGCCTTGGAATAATGTCTTCTGAAGTTTGGGAAAGTTTCAAAATAGGAACTAAGATTAGCCACGAAAACAAAATAGAAGAGGCTAAAAAAATAGCTGCAGAAGAAAAAGCAGCTGCAGAAAAAGAAGCCAAAGAAAAAGAAGCTGCAGAAAAACAAGCTGCAGAGGATAAAGCAGAACGCGAAAGGCTAGAAAAAGAAGCTAAATTAGTTGCTGAAAAAGCAGAAAAGGAGCGTTTAGAACGTGAACAAAAAGAAGCTTTAAGAATAGCAGCTGCAGCAAAAGAAAAAGAAGCTGCAGAAAAAATTCTAGCAGAACAGAAAGCTAAAGCTAAAGAAGTAGCCGACAAAATCCAGAAAGAAAAAGACGAAATAGAGGCTAAATTAAAAGCTAAAGAAGCTGCAGAAGAAAAAGCTAAAATAGAAGCTGCAGCCAAAATAGAAGAGGAGCTTTCTAAAGATGATTCTGCAAAAATGCAAAGCTTAAAAGACGACTTAAACTGGTTAAAAGCTAAATATCAATTTAAGTCTAAAAAGAATTTAGAAGCTTATAGAAAAACAGGTCTATTAATTGATAAAATAGTAAATTTCATAAATGAAAATTAAAATAGATTCTAAAGTAGTTAACGGTTTTCTATCCAAAAACAGAATACCGTTAACTAATGCTGTTAAACAGTTTAACGGAAAAAATATTACTATAATTATAAAGGAGCAGGAAAAGCCCAGGAGCAACGACCAGAACAGCTACTACTGGGCTGTTATAGTTAACATGGTTAAACTTGCTATATTAAACGAATGGGGAGAGAATAAAAGCATTAACGAGGTCCACGAACTGCTAAAAACTGAATGCAACTATATAGAAAGAGTTAACCATTCTACAGGCGAAGTTTTAAAAGATTCTAAAAGTACTACAGAAAACTCTACAAAAGAGCAGGAGCTATTCCATGATTTATGCAGAAAGTTTGCTCTAGAGTGGTTTAATATAGAAATCCCTTTACCTAAAGAGGAAATAGAAGTAGAGCTATGAGAAACCCAGCTAAAAGGACCTGTAAAAATTGCAAACAAAAATTTGCTCCTTCATATAATGCAGTTCAAGAAGTCTGTTCTTTTCCTTGTGCTTTAGAGCTTAAAAAGAAAAGAGACCAGGAGAAAGAGTCTAAAGCCTGGAAGGTGGAAAAGAAAGCCAGAAAAGAAGCCTTAAAGACTAGGGAGGACTATTTCCAGGAAACACTAAAGGCTTTTAACTCCTATATTAGAGCAAGAGATAAAAACGAACCCTGCATTAGTTGCGATAAACCACCAGGAACTTATAGACTAACTTCTGGACATTTTTATCCACAAGGGACTTATAGAAACATAGCTTTAGACGAAAGAAACGCGCATAGTCAATGCTGGTATAACTGTAATAAAAATAAGTCTGGTAATTTACACGAATATAGACCTAGACTTATAGCTAAAATTGGAGCTGCAGAAGTGGAACAACTAGACCAGGACGCGCAGCGCTTAGTTTCTAAGTATTCAATACCAGAATTAATAGAATTAAAGAAGCATTTTAAAGATAAAACTAAAAAGATTTTAAAGAATTTTAAATAGATAGTTAAATTATTCTATCTCAAAATCAAGCACTTACGAAAATAAGTGGTTTTTTTATTGTCTTATACTTGTGTATTTACAACTGTATTTATATATTTGTAGAGTCTTAAGGAAATAACCCAGACAAAAAAATAAAAAGATGCAAAGTATACAATTACAATCAATAGGAAAAGTAGAAGCTACAGAAGCAATTAATTTAAAAGTAGGAGACGTTACTGTTTGGAACTTTGGTTTTACTGAAGAGATTATAGAGGTTTTAAAAGTTACTGCAAAAACTAGAGTTTTAAAAATTAAATCTGAAAGCGGAAAGTTTTTTGAAAGAAGACTAAAAAACGACAGATTAGTAGGAATTAAAAAATAATAATACAGGGGTTTAAAAAGCCCCTTTTACAAACTATTTAAAATAAAAAAAATGTTATTACGCGAAGGAAAAACTCAAAAAGAGCAGGTTTTAATACATCTAAGAGGAAAAGGTTTTATTAATTCAATAATAGCTATTAATTATTACGGAATTACAAGGTTGTCCTCAATAATACACCAATTAAGAAAAGAGGGTTATAATATAACTACAGAAAATGTAGTTTTTAAAAATAGATTCGGAAACAGTTCTTTTTATGGAGTTTACAAAATTATCGAATCTTAGAATAGAGGAGAATAAGCTTTCTAAAGAGCATAACAGAACTTTAGAGAGGTTAAAAAAGGTTAGGGAATTAATCCTGGAACTAGAAGAGAAGCAAAGAAATAAAAAACAGTATAAACTTTTTAAATAAAAATTATGAATTATTGGTGCATGCCTAGCTTCAAAACTACAAATGTAGATAAAGAAGACTTGTTAGACGGATTAATAAAAAGAGTCTGTAAGATTAGAAATATAAGTTTAGAGCAGTTAAAAAGCAAAACTAGACATAGAAACTTAGTAGAATCAAGATATATTATATTTTACTTATTAGTTAAATATTGTAATTATGGAACTAAAGAAGCTGGAGCTATTTTTGGAAAAGAACATTCTACAGTTATTCACGCTAGAAAAACTATTGAAGACCTAAAAGAATTCAATCCTACAATTAAGGAAAATTTAGAGTCTCTAATGGATTATGTAAAATATAGCTTTGGCGATAATTCAGAAATTAAAGATACTTTAATGGCTAAAACTTCTGGTTATAGGGGGGTTAGTTGGAATAATAGCAATAAAAAATGGAGGGTTACAATTTACATTAAAAAAGGCGAAAACTACCATGTAGGCTATTACAAATTAGAACATGATGCTTACATAGCATACCAAATAGCAAAAAAAGAACTAGAAAGTAAAAAATAATGGATTTTCAAAGCGAGGACTTAGAAGAGTTCGAAAAATTATCTAATACATTTTAAATACATTTTAAATATATTTTTGTATATTTGACATAAGTTATTACCATGCAGGGTATTTATAACAAACACATTTAAGGACTTGGGGATTCGCTGCATCGATGAACCAGTCCTTTTTTTTATGCAGAAAAATTATGTTAGGAAATGAGGAAATAAAGGAAATTTGGAATAATACTTTAGATATGAATTGGCTTTTTGATGATAGATTTGATAGGTGTTTTTTAAATCCAGAAGAAGTTTCTAGAATAGTTGGAAATATATCTGTTTTAAGAAAGCACAATCTAATAACAATAGAGGAGAGGCTAATTGTTATGGAAATAGCAAATTTAGGAAAAAGACGCTTTTTTGAGTTTAAAGAAAAATTAAGAAACGAACCTAGAAGAATTGCTCAAAAATTCATAGGAAAAAAGAATGTAAGAAAATTTATATTTGATAGAGATAATAATATTTGTCTATGTTGTGGAAATAATTACTCTTTAAGTATCGACCATATAATACCAGTAAATAAAAAAGGAGCTAACAATTTGTCTAATTTACAAACTCTTTGTATTAGTTGTAATTCTAAAAAGTCAGATAAAATAATTGATTATAGAGAAGGAGGTAGAAATGTTTAAGGAAACAAAAAGAAAAGGTTTTAATTTCTTTAGGAGCTATTACGATGTGTTTAACGAGCTACCAGAAGAGGACAAATTAACATTTATAAAAGCTTTATTAGATAGACAATTTTTAGGAGTTAAGCCAGAAGGACTAGAAGGTATGGCTAAATTCGCTTGGATTAGCCAAGTTAACTCTATAGATAGTCAGGTAAAGGGCTACGAGGACAAGACAAGGACTAAATTAACCCCTACCGAAGGGGGGGTAAATAGCCCTAGCCGACAAGTAGAAGAGAAAGAGAAAGAGAAAGTACAAGTAAAAGAGAAAGTAGAAAATAAAAAAAAGTTTGTATTTAGAAAAGCTCTTTTAGATTTTGGTTTTAATTCAGAATTGATAGACGACTGGTTAATGGTTAGAAAACAAAAAAAAGCATCTAATACAGAAACAGCTTATAAAGGATTTATTAACCAGGTAGAAAAATCTGGTAAAGATAAAAACGAAGTTCTAAAATTAGTAGTAGAAAAAAGCTGGATTAGTTTTAAAAGTGAATGGTTAAATAATATTAGCGATTCTAATAATAATTCTGGAAACGGTAGTTTTTCACATAATAGATATTAAAATGATAGGACCAAGAGAATACCAAGCGCTAAAAATGCTGGATAAATCATTAACAGAAACAGAATTAATTAAGGTTGTAGAATACGAAAACGACAAAAAGCCTAAAAAGACAGAGGAGCAAAAGAAATACTTCGAAAAGTTACACGCTATACAAAAGGACCAGGAAATAGAAATAGACCAGGAGAAGCTCTTAAAATCGTTTTACAAAGCTTTTAAACATGTTCGAGCTGTAGACTTTGACCCTGGAGAGGGTAGACTAGAGAATTTAATGTCTCTAATTCAATACTTTTCTAAGAATAAAGATTTTTTAAATAATCCTAGACTTTGCCGAAATTCTAAAGGAGGTTTTATTTCTGAACCTTCATTTAATAAAGGAATTTTAATTATAGGAGACTTTGGTTGTGGTAAGTCTTCAATAATGGAGGCTTTTAAAGCTCTTTTTAATGGTCATAATTTAACTTTTAAAAGCTTTACCACTAACAATATAGTTACTACTTTCGAGAGCTACCAGAACGGAAGCGAAAGAACAGAATATATTAACAGGACCAAAACAAAGACTGCTTATTTTGATGACGTTAAAACAGAAAAAGACGCTTCGAACTATGGAAAGCATAACCTGCTAAAAGATATATTAGAAGAACGCTATAATAGAGGCGCTAAAACCTACATAACCTGTAACTATATGTTGGACGACAAAGAAAAACTAGTCTCCAGGGCTTTAGATGAATTTGGTACTAGATACGGACCTAGAGTTTTTGACAGACTTTTTGAAATGTTTAATATTATAGAGTTTAAGGGCTCTTCACTTAGAAAATAAAAAATTATTCTTTCTGATTTTCAGATAGTTACATTAAATTATAAATTTAAAAACTTCTATTGTTGTGTATTTACAAATGTATTCATATATTTGTCAAGTCTTAACGAAGTTGTTAAGGTTAAAATTAAAAAAAACATGAGCTTTAAAATTGAAACAGTAAAATTAGGATGCAAAACAGACGGTTTCGAAACTCCAGACGAAACTTTAAAAACAGAAACTTTCGAAACTTTAAAAGAAGCTAGAAAAGCTTTAAGACAAAGTTTAAAAAATGGTTTTATTAAGCACTATAACAACTACTACAACTCTACAGAGCATACAGAATTACAAAGAAACTTTTAAAAAAAAGGAGGGGGTTAAACTCCTCTCCATTTAAAACCTTATAAATAATGAAACTAATTACATTTTTATTAATAGCCTTTTTAATTTCTTGTCTTATTACTTTAAAGGATAAAGAGCAGAAAGCGCTAAAGAAAAACGAAAGCATAGAAAATCTAATGGAGTTAAAAAATGACAGCTTAGAACTATGTAGAATTAGCAATAGAAAGTATATAGATATAGCATTAAAAAATAAATAACGGTTTGAATAAGATGAGTAAGGCAAACGGCTCGTGTATGGTGTCGTTTGAGGTACGAAAATGCACTGTACATATTGTTGTGTGTAGTGCGGATTAAACAGTAATAACTTAAATAAATAGATAAAATGAAAAATTGGATAATTAGAACTTTCGGATTAAAAGGCTCTTGGAAATGGGCTAAAAAACAAATGATGCAAGGTAAGATGGTTAGATGTAAGCATTGGTCTGGTGCATTGAAATATAGAGTAAGCCCTGAAATGGTAAGTGATATTTATGGTGAAAATCCAAAACCATCTACCTTGTTACAGGCTAATTTCACAAGAGAAAACAAACAACTTGAAAACGGGCAACCTTTATGGGAGGCATCTAACCATCATTTGTCTTATGAGGACTTCACAGATTATGAGGTGTTCGAGTGGTAGCATTACACACAACACCAAACTAAGAACCGTTTTTAAATGGTTTTTAGTGGCTGTTAGAGAGCGTTTTGCAATTCGCGAATCAAGAATAATTAAAAAAATAGATTATGGAAAAATTATTTAAAGGAAGCTACAATAAGAATTGGCTTATGTTAGGCGTAACAATCGGAGTTTGGGGTTTATCACTTTTACTGATAGCAGGGATTT